CATTCTATCTCTGTATTCTGAAATTTTTGTAGTAGATTTATCTGTTGCAAATCTACACTGTAGTTTTTTTACACCTTTCAATTGGTCTTTTGTCCACATCTCTACACCTACAAATTGTTCTGCACTAGGCAATTCATCGTAGGCTCTATTTGCCAATTCTTTAAGTAGTGGTACTCTAGGTGGTTCTTTTCTTTTTTGTGGAATACCATTTGATTTGTTATACCAATCTTTTGATTTAGCGGCGTTCACTGATGTTAAAAAATTGTGTTCATATTCATATGCATCACTGATATATCCAAACCAATCGATAGTATATCGCCAGTCTTGTGGATTCTTTGCAAGTTCTTGTTTGAAATCATCACAGGTTGATGAGTGCCAGTAAGTGCCATCTGTATGTGATTCACCGTCTTTTAGACCATGCATACCGTAATAATTCGGCAACTTGCAAGGAATGTGTTCAATCAAATAACAAAATGCATCAAAGTCATTTGTCTCTGGTTTTCCAAAGTCTACTTCTCCGAAAGGATAACTCATCAAAAATCTCCGTCTGCAACTTGAACTACAGTGATACCTCTTGCTCTCCACATATCAACGACTTTGTTTCTATCGTCAAATACAAGGTCAATTTTACCACCCATTTCTTCAAACTTATCAGCAAGGTTTGCTTTGAATACTTCATCGGGATCATATGAACCATTTTCTCTAAGGAAAAGGCCTTTATGACCATCACCAATCCACATCTGAATCTGTTGTTCTGTAATCTCTCTTTCTGATTCATTTCTTGCAGAAAAGAAGGCAACTTGGTCACCTTGTGCAATGAATCTTTTTGCGATATCACAAACCCATTGAACAGGCGTATCATTTACTGTCTGTTCTTTAAAAGATTTCCAATCGTTATTATTATCAACGAAATGTCTTCTATGGTCACAATCTGCAATTGTTCCATCTACATCAAAAATTATTGTTTTCATATTATATATTCCTCACCAAACTGCTACAATCATTAAAGAAAAATACACAAAAAGTCCTATTAGGACTATAAGTGAATACTTAAACAGTTTCTTCATTAACTCCCATTATTGAAGAAATGTTCCTCTTCTTTCATATCGTGCATCAAGTTATCAACCTTCTCTGAAAAGGTGGGGGTATCTAAACCATTTACCCTTTCAAACTCGTGTTTCTCTTTAAGAGCTCTTGTTTCTGCAATGCCCTTGTTAAGGTCTGCAACTGTTATAACTTGGGGTTTCTTCCACTCTTCAGCGGCATCTATCTCCCATTCCATATCATAGACTGAAACTACCTCAGAATTAGTTATATAAGAGAAGGCGAACTCCAAACCATTGTATGCGTTCATGTATTGCATTACAAGTGCGTCCACTGTCGCCTGAGACACATCTGGCGCCTCATAGTAAGAGTGTTCACCTGGTCCGTAACAGTCTTCTTCATAGATTAATTTCTCAGTTTCAAATGGAACAAAGTAGGTATCACCACCTTTATATTTGTAATGGGGATGGACTTCATCTCCATAATTTTCAAGATATTGTGTGGTAATTTTAACTGCTTTATTCATAGTGTCTCCTTGGTATTTCTCATTATGTATCCATCCTATCAAAAAGTGTGGCCTATTGTCAACCCTCTCTGATAAGTATTTTCATACCACCACCATCTAAATAGAAGTTTTTAATCTCGTTTACAATTTTAAAATCACGAGTGAGTAGTATGTGTTCAGCACCTATATTATCTGCATGAATCTGTGTTTTAATCATAGGGTATGACTCACATATACGAGTCGTTAAGGCGCCTGATATACCATTCATTCGATAATCAGGATGGACACAATTATCTAAAGGGTTATATGCCAAGAGATTATGATACTCTTCTGGTATCATTGGGCCATCTAAGTTTTGTATAAGACCAATACAATGGCCAACGACTTCATTATCGACTGTTGCCACCCAAGAATCTATAAGAAATGAACCTATAAACTTCCATGCAGTCTCAGAATAAAGACCTCTTTCATGATAATGATTAGCGTGTTGAGTATTGAAGCATGCCTCTGCATCTTCTAGTGTAATCTTTCTTATTTTAAACATAAGCGTAATTGTGCCATAGTGCGGTGAATGTAAGATACAATAGACCCAATACTAATAAAGGGTATCTGTATGTCCTGTTTTTCCATAATATAATTCCTAGTAAGACTGTAACAACACCGATAGTTATATCGGCGTATAAAACATTAGTGTAATCAATAGTCCAGACGAGCTGTTCTTTCATGCCTCATTGATGAGTCTATCTAATTCTTCTAGGTCTACTTCACCTAGAAGTTCGACTGTAAACATATCCTCCTCTACTTCATGTTCTACCATATGTGGTAGTTCATGACCTAAAGCCGTTAGTTTAGATACATTATCAGTAAATTCTCTGTATTGGTCTCTATTCACTCTAATCTTTCGACCATCGATTAAGACCCCTCTTTTTTTAATCGGAATCATATCCAAAATATTCATTGTCATATTTTCCTCACTGCTCTCATTCTTTCTAACGGCATAGGTTCACCTGCAATTCTATGAAAGAACATGACTAATGTTAATCTATCTTCTTTTAAGCCCTCAAAACTGTTAGCACCATGATAACAATTTGGCATTAACAATAGTCTATTAAATTTGCCTTTAACATTTAGATGTTCTTCAAACGAATCGTTAAACTCCATTTGAACTTGTGTGTCCCTCTCAGTCATATAACCTTGACGATTACATTTCTGTTTTGTTTCAAAATGAGATGCATCAAGTAGTGAACCTTCCTTACTAGTATAGATTGAAGTGCCATCGTTAGTGTTTTCACTTAAGTAAAGTATGCCTGTTGCATAACCGTTATCACTATGAACCCAACCACGATGCATCTTGGCAGGAATTTTTTGAAATGCCATAGTACAATCAACTAACCCTACAGCAGATGTCCCATATGAGGTATACTCTCTATCAGTTCTACCCAAATCAGGTAAAGCTTGAAATAGACTCATAGTTCTTGTGACAAGATTATCATAAAATAATTCATGCACTACATGAAGTTGTTCACTTCTAGTACCAGGCCACCTTCCATTTTCATCAGATGTGAATTCTAATCTATTGGCCAACTCTATAAGTTGATTTGGTTCATCTAAGAAATCATCTACTATTGTTATCGGTATCATCGTCCTACTGCCCCTAAGTATTTGAATTTACATTCTTCCCATGACATAGTAATAATGTCATCATAGAATAATGTTTCTGTTAGTTTTTGTCTCTCATCATTCATGAGATTATTAATTCTCTTAGCGGCATATTTCTCTTTCCATAATTGAGTAAGTGTTTCTACTGAACCATCATTAGAGTTTCTAACTAACTGGTCTTGTTCTATCTCACCTCTTAGAAACTCTCTACTGTTCTCATAGAATGTAGAATAGTAAATGCCTCTTTGATGAGCACTCTTCTGCAACTCTTTTGGTATCTTCAATCGTGAATACATGAATTGTCTCATACGATTTCTATGGTCTCTCTTTAATGTCTGGCCACTCTCTCGTTTTGCAACATACAATAAGAAATATCTCTCGTTAAAATTATGTTCTGCGTAGTCAAGCATAGCTCTTTCAGTGTCTTTGGTCATTTCAAATGACAATGAACCTTTACTATAACCCATTTTCTTCCAGTGTTTAAGTCTATCGTATTGTGATAAACCACCTATCTTAGTTTTACCATACAATGATGTAGTAGTCATACCAACTAACTTATCACCATAGTTTTCTTCCCATTGTTTCTGTATCTCATCGGCAGTGCATAGTAATGCCATTAACTTACCACCAGTGTAATTGAACCCTAGTGGTTGTGTTGGGAGAATAGTCGAACCTATAGCACTGTTATTCAATTTACCAGAATTCGTTTTGTATATTCTCTCCCAACCAATGTATTCATCTCTAGGTGTTAAGTCAATGAAGTCACCTGTGATACAAATGACACCAAGATACTTACCTGTGTCTTTATCTCTGACTATGTAATGTAGATTTCTACCAATGTTAGATGAGTTCTTCTGGCTGTGTGTCATTGTTCTTAAACAATTCCACCTCTGAGTAAGAGAACCAGCGGCTTGTCTATCTTTCTCTGAATCGGTGTATATTAATTCTGGTTGTAGTTTCTCATAATCATCATATGAATTTGGAAACCATATGTTGTTCTTAGTCTCATTGATAAGTTTTAAATGGTCTTCATTAACAAAGTTTGTCTCTTCACCAAATAATGTTGAGACCTTTTGTGAAGGATATTTGAAATGTATTTCCTGATACTTCTGGTATAAGGTGTATTCTGCCACACCCATTGTAGAAACAAATGATAAATCTTTGATTACCCTCTCTCTGAGTTCATCGATAGGTAAGATTTCTTTCTCTACCCTATTCGCCTGATACTCATCAAATTGTTTCTGAACAAATGGTTCCATTAATTATATTACCCCTAAAAAAAAATTAGTGGTTTCTTCCTCCCTCAAATACACATATAAAATATAAACCGAAAACACCTGTATTGAAGACTCTATGAAACTCTCCAATATTAACACAAACTATATCTCCTGCCTCAACAGGAAATCTTTCATCATCAACCTGCATCTCACCTTTACCTTTATGAAAGTAATAAACTTCTTCTTGGTTGTCATGTGAATGACCAGTTGTTTTTTCATTCGCTCTCAACTGTGTGCTACTAAGAGTTAGATGTTCGCCAAAAGGATTATCAGTTAATAGATATTCGGAAGTATCTGTGATAACTTCTCCGCCTATTTTTTCTACATGAACTTTCTGCATTAATATAAACCAGTCGTTGTGATAGTCCTCTTTTCTAATGTTTCAATCTCTTTAAGTTGTTTGTCTGTTGGTTCTTTAACATTCTTTAATCTTTCAAGGGATCTTGCTCTTCTTGCTTGAAGACCGCCCCTATGACTAAATTTTGTGTGTGCTCTTGTTCCCATATCCTTATACCTTAAAATCGTTAAACTTATTTGATGGTCTTATTCTATCAGCAACAGGAATACTATCATCAATTAATAGTTCGCCATCAACTAATTCTTCCTGTGCCTCTTGTTCTACATCGTAGAGTTTCATTCTGGACCTATCGACACCGATAACAAATCGTTTAAATATCGTAGGGTCATTGTACCTGTTCTTCAATTGTTTGACTACTAACTGGTCTAAATCTTCTAGTTCGTCTGATGTAATCAGTGCAAACATTAAGTCAGCAGTTGCAGGCAACCCAAATGATTCGGATGTATCTTCTAAACCAATATCAGTAGAACCAAAACCACTTCTTGTGGTCTGCGTTGCACTCATAATTGGCACATTATATTCTACTGCAATGCCTCTAAGTTCTTCTGCAATACTTTTAACAAGTGTGTAAGAGTTTGCACCAGCGCCTGGTCTAATTCTCTGAGATGCACAAATGTTTAAGTAATCTACAAAAATAACATCTGGTTGAAAATCTTTCTTGATGTTTAATTCTTGTAATAAATGTCTAAAATGTCCTGCGTGAGCAGCTGCTGTTGGGTATTCTTTCACAATAAGTTTACCCTTTGTCTTGTTCTTAAGTCTTTCAATCTTCTTACCAAAATCTTTCTTAGATATATCTGATAATTCTTTCATAGGAATATTCATAATGTTCGCATCTATTCTCTCTGCAATTCTTTCTTCTGCCATCTCAAGTGTGATATACAATACATTCTTGTTCTGCATTAAAGAACTTGATGCCATATGACACATGAATAATGATTTACCAACACCTGTTCCTGCGAGACATATGTTCAATGTCTTATTAGGAAGTCCACCCTTTGTAATCTTATTAAAGTATTCTAAATCAAACGGCAATTTCTCCTCGTCATGTGTATAGAAGTCATGTCTTTGTTCTGCATCTTCAAGTTGGTCATGACCAATGTGTTGGTCAAAAGACACGGAAAGGGCATCCTTTAATAACTCTGGTATTTCGCCGGTCGACCTTTTAGATTTCTTATCTAAGACTTCAATAGAATCCATAACTGCAATATAGATTGCTCTGTCTTTGCACCATTGTTCAGTTTCATCAACTAACCAATCTTGTGGTGTATCATTTTTAGGCATCGAGCCCAACAACTCTTTGGAACCTTTGACTACATTCTCTGCATGAGATGAATTGTTGTCTAGGTTTATGAGAAGTGCTTCGAGTGTTGGGCTCTTAGTATACTTTTCGAAATAGTGTGTTATCTCTTTGTATACCAATTGCTCTGATGAATCGGCAAAATACTCAGGTTTTAGGAAAGGAATTACTTTTCGTGAAAACTGGTCATTCTGAATCAGATTCTTTAGTATCGTCTGTTCTATTCTCGTTATTTCCATATTTAAAATACTGGTTAGCTACTGCTTCTAATGAATCCATTACTTCTTTGGTGAAGTATTTCTTTGGATTATTATTAATCGTTTTACCAAATTCTGTTTTACCATTTGGTAGTTTGACTCTGGTTGAAGATTTTTCAAAAACTCCACTTGCAAGTGCGAGGTCTAATAGACCATAATGTCTATCTAGTCCTTCCTTATATGTCAATTTTACATCGACTATTCTGTTCTCAACAGTAAGTCTCGACTTTGCGTTCTTACAATGTATAATCTGTCCTATAACTTCTTTTCCCTCTTTCTCTTTTCTACGAGAAAGATAGATGATTGAACTAGCGGCATACTTAAGGCCACTACCACCACCCATTTCTTTCTGTGGGAACATAGAACCAATCACATCATATGTGTGATTAGTCACAATCATTGGAACCTGAGCACGTCCAAGTTTAAGAGTTAATACTCTGAATGTTCCCTTTACTATTTGGGCCCGAGTCATATCTCTTGTTTCTTTTCCTTCAGCAGTATCTTCAATTTCTTTTGTAGTTGATAACATACCAAGACTATCTAAACAAAACATCATAGGAGGTCTATCGTCCTCTGGTGTTTCTAGATATCTATTGAGAATATTGATTGCCTGATTTCTGAATTGTTGAACTGTTATTACAGGCACAATAACAACTCTATGAGAATCTATTCCTCTATCTTCAATCATTTGTCTACTGAGTGCAGATTCAGATTCAAAATAGATAACAGCAGCTTCAGGATTATCTTCTAAGAATTGTTTTACCATTCCTAATGCGAAGAAAGTTTTACCTGTTGCTGATTCTCCTGCGATTGCAGTAATTTTGTTTTGAGGTAACCCACCATAGAGTGAGCCACTCAGCAATGCATTGAAGATATAAGACCCACTATCTATAAATGAGTCGACATCTCCAGCTGCAATACCCTCGGAAACAATACCTGCGTATTCATTTCCTGATGCTTTCACTAAGTCTTTAATGAATGACATATTTCACTTCTCCATAATATAATAAAATTTATACTGTTTCCAGTATACTACTTTTGTTCAAGATTGTCTAGTGACTTTTCGAATTTAGATTCTCCATTGTACTCATCATCTAGAGTCTCATATGTCCACCTTTGGTTTATCATTTTAAGAATGAGGTTCATCTGAGCCTCAAGATGCACAATGAATCCAAAGATTATCATAATCATAAGGATATAAAAGACATCCATAATTGTTATCAGCATGTTATGTGTTTCCATCCTCCAACTCCACTGTTCCATTTTCTATAAGTTTTTCTCTGTTCGCCATGTGTTGTTGGTCGACTAAGTCTTTGTTCTCTCCTGTATAAGGAACTGCATGGTGTTCGTCTATCATCTGTTGATTGATAGAATATGATGAAGAACCAGTGTATAAATTACCTAGTATTCTTCCAAACTTTCCTTTATCGTGAGAAACTAATTCAACTTCACCTTGTCCTAGTATGTCTTGTAGATGATATTTGGCAGCCTTTCCAAATTTCTTTTCAACTAAATCACGAGTTCTGGATTCAGGTGTATCTATTCCCAATAGTCTAACTCTCTGTTTTTTATAAATCATTCCAAAGCCGAGGTCTATATCGACATCTACTGTATCGCCGTCCACTACTCTATCTATGTTTACTTTATATCTATACATGATTATGTGTTCTATGTTCCTTTTTGCTTTCCCAATCTATTATTGCCTGTCTTATAGAATCTTCTGCAAGAACTGAACAATGCAATTTGATTGGTGGCAATTCAAGTGCTTTTGCTATATCTTTATCTTTGACTAGTTTTGCCTCGTCAATAGTTTTACCTTTCAGCATATCAACAAACAATGTAGAGGATGCAATTGCACTTCCACATCCATATGTTTTAAATTTAACATCAACGATTCTTTCTTCATCATCAAGTTTAATTTGTAGTCTCATTACATCACCACATGCAGGCGCACCTGTCATGCCTGTTGCAACATAAGGGTCTTTAGGATCAAAACTGCCCACTGAATATTTTTCAGGGTTGTTTAAAACAGCTTCAAATCTGTCTACAACCTTCTTACTATATGCCATATACCTTTATTTATGTAAAGAACAGGTCTAGGCTGGCAGTAGGTTCAACATTCCAATTGATTAATTTGACAATGTTCTTGAGTGGTTCAACAAATGACTTGTCAAACTGCATATCATAATCTACAAATCTATGTAAATCAAACTCTTTCGGTAATGAGTTAGTAAATGATATCACATTCTCATTGATAGGATTAGGCATAGTGAGATATGAAAAGTGTATCTTCTCTCCATTTAGAATAGGTTTATATCTCTTTGTAAGGTTCATCTCTTTAAGTCTATGATTAAATAACAATGAACCCCTTACATGAATCGGTGTTCCTTTGCCGTATATATGTGTGGGGTCTGCGTATTGAACTAGACCTCTACACCCTCTAGGGAACGCAACATCTTCTGGCGGTAATTCTCTAAACTCTTTTCTTGATGTCTCTACAAAGTCCCATAGTTCTGGTTCTGTTCCAGTCATTACAAGTTTAATTGCCTTCTCTAATCTTCTTCTAACCCACAACGGTGTAGATGACTTTGCCGTCTCAATACCCATGAGTTTGAGATAAGGTTCTGAATATCTAACACCTTCTGAGTCATATACATTAAGAATGTATCGTTTCTTTGCAGTCCATATACCTCTATCTGCAATTACCTCTCTACCCATTTCCATCTTCTGTTGAAATGCGTTTACATAATCTGCGAGTTCTTCAAACCCCTCATCTAAAACATCTTCTATCTTAGACTCTGCCTTAGATAAAAAATCTATAATCTTATTCTTATCTGTTTCATCGGGCATAACTGTATTAACAAACTTATCCATTGTGAGATAAATTGAATCAGTGTCCATTGCAATAACATAATCTTCATTCTCTGTTTTGAGTATCTTGTTTAGATATCGATTAACTATCTTCTCTGACCATTTAATAACTAACTGACCCGAATAAGTAATCGCCTCTGCGAGATTAGGATCAAAGAAGGCAAACCATTGATTCGCCATAGAACCATACGCTGAGTTCAATGCAATCTTTCTTACTTGTTGATTGTTGTATGCCCTCTTGATTAAATTATCTAATTCTGTTCTTCTTTCGGCATCTGCGCTTTGATATTCAACCTGATACTCAATCATCTTTTTCTTCCAGGCCTTTCTTTCGTCATACATGATTTCCATAATCTCAGGAAAGAAACCTTGTTTATCTCTAGAGAACATAACACCATTAGGTGCAACTGTTGTGTTCATCTTCTTACATATAGATAAATCATTCTTCATCTCTAACATAGTGTCTACACTCACATCTTGTTTATTGCCCTTTATCATTTTCTCTGGTGAAATGTTCCACTGCATAATCAAATGAGGATATAGACTGTTCAAGTCAAAAGACATGACCCAATTATGACCACCAACAATAGGTTCTTTTACATAAGCACCTGCAATCTGATGTGTTTTAGTTTCATGTTTCTTTTGTGGTGGTGTTTGAACACCTTGGTCTTTTAAGAAGTTGTATATGATTGTTTCCCAATACTTAACCATACCAAATGTGTCGATGTAATTACACTTGGCATCATACGCCATTGCCTGAGTCAAGTCTAAGAAACCTAACTTGACTTCTAATTCTTCTACTAGAACAACATCACGAACATTATACTCTAGATACTTTGCATAATTGTTTTTATAAAGTGTGTGTAATGAACCATACTCTGAGTAATCTAACTTCTTCTTACCTAATTCAAAGTGAGCAATGTAATCTAACTTATATGATTCTTGATTATGAAATGTTGACCTTTTGTATAGTTCCATGTAGTCAACAACATTGACACCACTCAAATCAAATATCTGATTCTTCTGATAACCATTCTGTAGAAATTCTCTACTAGAAGACATACCCCATGGAGATAACTTCTTATGTGTATCTTCACCAAACAATCTATCATAACGATTACAAAGGTAAGTCATATCAAATGCATTTACATTCCAACCTGTAATGATATCAAACCATTCTTGTCTCCAATACTTCATGAAGTTCATCAACAGTTCTTTCTCGTCTTTACAGTCTACATAGTCTACATCTGATTCTGTCTTCCACTCACCAAGACCAAATACGACAGTAGATTTACCGAAAGGTTTAATTGAGATTGCGTTTACTTTTTCGATTGCCTGTGCTGGTTCTGGAAAACCATTCTCTGATTCACACTCAATATCAAGTGTGGCAATCTTTATTTGTTCTGGGTCAAATTCTATTTTACCAGGAAACTTATCTGATATGTAAGTGTAAACATATCTATCATAACCATGAACTTCAAAATTAGGTATCTTCTGATACTTCTCTTTGAATTTCTTGGCGCCTGCCATTGAGTTGAGATTAACAACTTCTAATGGACGACCATCAAGTGCCTTATAAGGCGATGATTTTTTCTTTGATGGTATGTAATGATTCGGTCTATATGATACAGAAAGTTTTTGTTTCTTTCCGTTTTTGTAACCTATTGCAAGTATTTTGTCACGAGACCGACATACATTTGTGTAGAAATCCATATAGCTATTATACTATACTATGGTCTATTCTACAAGGGTCTTTTGCTGTTTAAAGTCAAATATAACAATAGCATCTTTGATGTCCTGCCAGTGTGCTATTTGAGCTAATTCTGTGGTTACAGTAGACATAATATCTGGATGTTCTGCGACACCAGCTGCGTTCTTAGTTAGAACTTCTATGTTTACTTTGTGTTTTTGGATCATCGCATCTGCCTGTAAAACTTGGGCAGATAGGATGGAGTTCATCATATCTTTCATAATTTATTTCCTGATTTGGCCTCTGACTCCATGCGTGTTGCCTGTCGCAACTTTAAAATTAGTTTCAAGTTGGGGCTTTGCATCGAAGACCGTTTGTATAAGATTCTTAT